ATCTTATGGAGTGGGGTTTGTACTTCAACGATATTATGTTTTCTAGAGTTGCTCTAGATACTGACTTCTACTTCCAGAGTTGGATGACTGTGGTTGGTGAATGGACTATTGTATTCTCAACGTGCGCTGGTGGCTATAGTAACTTCCTTCTCAACCAGTATGGTATCGATGCTCTATGGGGATTCAACAATGTAGACTTGGATACTTACCTTCTTGAGGATTATGTAGGTAAGAATCATCTAAGTGGTATCCTAGATCCTCCTATGCTTGTAAGTAATCTCTTAGGTCAGGCTAATATAGACGTTGATGACTTCAAGAATCAAGATGCATTACCGCTATCTCATGGAACTGATGGTGAATTTAATGTGGCATACATTAAAGATGATGATCAAGATGGTGCTTTGAATCTTAGAGATGGTAAGTTTACCATATGGCAATGGTTCAAGATCATCGATGGTTCATATTTAGACGGTGAAGAGAAATGGGTGCTGTTTTCCAAGTGGGCAGAGGACGGAAACACAACAGATCAGTCTTATAGACTCTATTTGCAGCGAGAAGATCCATTCTCTACTGTCTCTGATCTATTCGTATTGAAATTTGAGATCAATGATGGTGGAGTAATAAAGACTTTGACCTCAGATCTACTTGAGTTTGACTTCGGTCCAACAATTTCTCTTGCTGAAGTTTGGTGTCTCTGTGTTCTTGTACTCGATCTATCATCTCAGGAACTGATTATGTACCTGAATGATGTTGAGGTTGGAAGTATTAATCTTCAGAGTCACGGTATTGTCCCGATTAATGATACGACTTTCTTCATTGGTTCACAGCAAGAGCTAAAGGCTGATCAAGATTCGTATAATAAGGATATGGTTCCTTACGGATTCGTTGATGAGACTGGAATTAGTAGTGATACATTCAGTCGAGCAGCGATTTCGCTTCTCTGGTTTGATGGAGTCGGTGACTTCTACGTACCATAGGAATAAATATGGGTAATCCACACGATACAGTAATGTTTCTACCAAAACCTTTTCCTGATGGGTTGACTCGTCACTGGAAGAAGTTTATTATTCAAGCGTCAATGCCCAATGATACTAGAATTGAGTTTAGTACAGATCAAAAATCTCTTATTCCAAGGTCTGATCTGGATACATATGAGTTCACTTCTTATCCAAAACCGAATACTGGTGTATTCGATAATGATATTGACTTGGCGTTTATGCGAATTGTTAGTCCTAAGTTTCCAATATGGGTAGAGAAGATCAAGGTTTGCCTCCACCAACAGACAACATATGGCTGTGTGAAGGTTAATGTATGGGATTTTGGTGATAGCGAAGATAATATTCCTGTCAATCTTGTTGGATTGGGTACATCTGCCTTTGCTACAGCTTATAGAGATACATATCAGGTTCCAAATCTAGATGATATAAGCTGGACTGGTAACTTGCAGCAACCACCTTATGAGATTCTTATATTCACTATGGTTGATGAAACTCATGGACCATATTATAAGTTTCTTTCTGAGGGTGGTGATGCCTCGGCAAAGGCGAATTTTCAATCTGACCTCGCTGCTTTCGAGAATAGAGTTGATGAGTTGAACGAATTTGGTATAAGAGTTAGACTTATTCCTCTCCATCCTGAGAATCAGCAGAGTCATGCTCACTCTCCATGCCCTGACGGTCATAAGCCATGGATTGCTCATCCAGATTTCCAAGGTAATCCATCTAAGATATATGCTAGGGATGGGTGGAGGAGTGGTAATAGAGATTGTGTAGAGGATGGTAATGTTATTGGAAGACCACCTTCACTCTCTGAACTTCAAATTATCTATAATGAGGTTGTAGATGGATCGGATGATCCTCCTTATGCTGCTTTAATCGTTGACGCATCTGGTTCAATGTATCCTGCAGATATGCAACCTGGATTAGATTCATTTAGTGATTGGTTAGATGCAAGAATAGATAACTATCATAAGGATTATACTGCTGGCGAGAGATGGTTACAGTATGCTACCACCTATTTAAACTCTTTAAATGATAATGATTTGAAAGCTATTGTTCAAGCTGACCTTGAAGATGAGTTGAAAGATGAGGTATATAAAGAAAGATGGAAACCTCTTTCTCCCGATTGCTATAATGGGTGTAGTGCTACAGTAACGACAAGTCGTGGTGATGTAATCGTAGATAATATTACTCCCATAGACGAAAATATACCACTAACTGTCGAGACATACCAAACTTTGGTAAGTAATGCTCTAGCTGATCCTGACCTGTATATGGTTGAGACTGAGCAGGAGTGTTTTATAGATCCGCTCGATTATATTATTCAACCAAACTCTATACTTCGATTTGGTGTACAGTATGCTGAAGGAAATGCATATGGTCTTAAGATCTTTCTTATCGGTTGGATGTTGGAGTGTGATACCGATGCAGAAGATCCACCTCTCGTAAGTAATGCAACTCAGGTCACTGATACAGAGGAGGTTGAGGAAGAGCAATTATCACCAACTCCACCTCCCGCTCTACCAGAGATTCCTACTCCTCCAGAAGTTGAGTCGGCAAAACAGGTATTTATGAGTGAGATTGGATTTGATAATGGATGGGCTGGTGGAAATAGAGTTGTAATACCAGAAGAGACTAGAACCTTTACATTAATAGACTCTGAACCTGACAACCCACTAATTGGTAATTTTTGGAGATATGAAGGAGTAAATCATGCGAATAATTATCGAATTGATATCAAAGAGGGAGCAGATGAGGCGAATAACTTTATAAGTATGAAGTATTCTCATACAGTGAATCAATGGATTTCGATTACTTGGTATTTTCCACCTGGAACAAATATGGCTGGTATGGTAGGAACTCATACGTATTCATCTAAAGCTAATGCTACTAATATTGATCCAAGTACACTCACTGTAAGCTTATAGGAATTTATACATGGCTCAGTTCGAAACTATTAATACTATTCAACCTTGGAGAGTTGGCAACCAATTTATGCTGACTCTGCGTGGTCATTGGCAGAGAATTCCAGTTTCTGAGACGGAACCAGTCTTAGCTTCTGATTACGAGTCTGCTTCTCTAGTACAGACTAGTGGGTTTGATACTGAGGTTGCAGAGGTTGTTGCTACGACTAATTATAATGAGATATATGATAGCTTCTATGCGCCTTGCGACTTTAGATTGAAGGGTCTTACAATCAGAATGCCTGTAGCTCTTCCTGAGAATGCATCATATGAAATTCAGTTGAAGGTTAATGAGGGATTGATTGATAAATTCCCAATACCTGAGTTTACAGACCACAATGCAAAGCGTTATGAGCTTGAATGTGATTTTCTTATCTACGAGGATGACTATGTAGAGATAACAATTAAAATGGATGGTGAGGATCTTCTATCATTCAATGCTAATAATGTTGTAGTTGGTATTGGGGGATGTATATCCTATGTTAATTATAAAGAACTCTGGGCTGATGAGATAGCACTAGCAGCGACTACAGAAGAGACTACCTTAAGTGGTACACAAACTATTGATGGAGTAGCTCTTGAAGTCGGTGATATTGTTCTAGCTAAGAATCAATCTACTTTAGAGGATAATGGACTCTATGCAGTTAGTTCTGGATCTTGGAGTAGATATAAATATTCTTCTATGGAAGATCTTCAAAATGTTATAGTTTATGTTTCATCGGGTGACGAGATGTTATCTGATGATACAACAAACTATACTCCAGTTGATGATGGTTCTGGAAATCTCGTTATGGGTTATCCATTGATTGAGTGGGAAACTGGAGACAATTGGTATAAGACTCAGATTCATCTTCAGAATAGAAGCGGAAATGATACTATTCAGAATGGTGTATTCTTAGATATGGTTAAGAGTCCCGCCAATTTTATCTTCCAAGGTATCAGACTATCTCTCTTTGAAGATCATTGGAGAGTTGTAGATAAGATTGCAAATAGAATCGTATGTATCTACCTCGATATTCTTGTAAATGGTAGAAGTATTCTTCCATATACAGACTTTCCAAGACCTTTACAGATCGATGAGAATACAACTCATAGATATTATGATATGGC